ATTCGTGTGCAATATCTTGCTTGTCCGCTTGGCATATACTTTGCTTTGTTAGCGTATTCTTCCAACCCATTATGCTTTTTATTTTTAACTCTTACAAGTTCAAAATCGCCATTGTGTAATTCTTTTAACCTTTGTTCAACGCTATTTATTTTATTATACATTTCTTCGTGTTCTGCACCAGTATCGCACCAAATTGCAGTTGCACCTTTGCCGTATAATATACACATAGTTGTACTTTCTACACCACCACTAAAGGATATAAACCGCTTTAATTTCACCGTACTGACAGGCAACATAGGTATTGCCTCAATTGTGGCTTGACGTTCCGCTATGTGCTTTTGTTCTTTGTTCATCTTTAGTTTAATTTGCTATTGGTCTGACGTAATTCTATTGACAACTGCGGCACATACCTAATCCGTTATGCGTTATTGTAAACAGGCACATCGTAACCTTTTGAGATTAAGTATTTAATTGTTTCAAAACAGACACGATTTCTTTGTTTCGGGTCTTGTTCTTTATTCTTTTCATAATCTTTTGAATAGTGCCAGCGAAAGTCTTTCCATTGAAAAAAGAACACATAATCAGCAGATTTCATATTGTCAGAAACTCTGTAAGAAGTGTAATCTAAAACAAGAGTATCGCTAAACATTTTATTGTCAAAGTCTGTAATTACAGGCTCGTTCCAAATCTTTTCACCATTGTGCATTATCACTGGACAACATCCTTCAATAATCACTATTTGCAGTAAATCTTCTGCGGTCATTTCTTTTAGTGGTTTATTACCAATTTCTATAATCATAAGTTTGAGTTTGCGAAGAACAACAACGCATAACAGCACATTGCCAAAAGAGGCGATTTAGTGGTTATATCAAGTGTTGTGCTTCGGTTTAACATTTGTGGTTATATCAAGTTTAGTGCTTCGTATTCGCCTCCTTCGGCAATGTGCAAAACGGTTAGCAAACAGCTTAGGAACGTTCTATCGGTCGCCAGTGCGTAACATCGTGAATTGGACAATCTGAGCTTTCTGAATAAAATGTTTTATTGTCTTCGTAAAATTCAGCAACAACAACATCGCAGTTTTTAGGAAAACTATTTTTGCATTTTACCAAATAACAACCTTGTTTAGTGGGTTTTTCTTCTGCAAAATCAAACCAATGATTTGCCCATAAAACACCACGAAAAAAACCATTTTTACCTTCCATTGAAAGGCTTTCTAATCTGTTTTGTGCTTGTTCAATTGTTTCCATTATGTATAGATTTTAGTGTTTTGTATATATGTTTTTAAAATATGTATAGAAAAGCCGATTTGCTAACACGTAATATAAAAAATTGGCTATCAGCGTTTGCTGTAAATCGAAAGGTCGGCACAAGCCAACTTTTCATATTACCACCGTTACCGCTCATTTTAAAAGACGTTCGGTAATCTATCACGAACTTTAGCGAAAACAAAGTGTTGCAAAGTTTTGAAATTGATAGTTGGGTTACGATTTTCTTTAACGAAATTCCAGCTTTCCTCTTTTACAATTTCGTAGAAAATTACATTTAGCAATCTTGGTATCATTTTACTACTCCAGCCATCAACACTTTCAATTTTAGCAAACTCTTTTTCACAAAAAGCAGTTGTAACATATTTTTCAGCAATTTCTTCTTCAACCATTTTTTTACCTTCAATAGTTGATTTACCCATAACTTTAGCGTGTTTTTCTTTAAACTCACTTGTTACAATTTTCGCCCAGGTTTTACGTCCGTATTTGTTTTTAAAATCGTAATTCTTTAAAACAATCCCTTCTCCATAACCTTTTCCATCTTCAATAAGAAAATCATTTTTCATTAATTGATTTACTAATTGTTCGTAATTGCTATTTCTTATTACTGCAATTGGCGGTATAAAATCAATTTCGTGTTTTTCTAACAACGTCTTATAATCGTTGTAATGCAAGTAATTAAACTTTTCGTCTGCATCGTGAGTTAATTCTTCTTGAACTCTATCTTCTACAACTTCAAAAACATAAAACTTTCTCCAAGCATCGTTTCTGTAAGTTTTTAAAGAATGTGGTACAAGCCATTCTCCAAAAAGTCTATGTGTTGGATTTTCTTTTAGATAATTTAATAAGTTTTCTTGTTTTAAAACCCATTCTAAAAATCCAGCATTATCTTTTTCAAGTGATAAATGACTTGTTCTACTTCCAGCTTGTATTTCTCCGTTATGAAGCCATACACTTGCATTTGTTCCGTCAATTTTCGGGAATATGTGGCATTCTCCTAATTCAATGTTTTGAACTTCTGTAGTTCCAAATCTTTCTAAATGTTGATACCTTTTAAACATATTTATAATTTTAATTTAGTTAATAAAAACGAGTGGTAACACGTGCTATACAAAAGAGTCGTTTTAGTGTTCCGCAGAAACATTCTGCTATAATCAAGTTTTGTACTCCGAATCAACTTTATTGCTAATAATCGCCTCCTTCGTATAGCACCAAACGTTAGCCGTTTTGAATGATTGTTGCGTTTACTTCATTGTCATAATGTGCAATTACAAATCGAGGCTGCAACATTTCAGATGCTGCAATAACTTTTGATGTAAGCAAATCAATATCGGATTGTGGAATATCAAAGGCTATTTTGTAGATATTTTTGTACTTGCCATTAGTCATTAAATATGGCAATTCGTTTTCAGTAGCGTACTTTACAAAATTGTATTGCTTTGCGGTGTCGGTATCCATTGCATCAATCATTTCATCAATGGCTAATAATTCAGACTTGTACGGCATATAAACAATCAATTCGGCACTTGTGCAATTAGTGATTATTGCGTTACTTACAAGCTGCCAATAGTATTTTTCACCGTCCGAATGTCCTTTGCGTAATTCTTCAGCATTTGTACACTTTGATAATTGGCAAAACGACTTCAAAGTATAGGGGCATTTAATATCAAATACAGCCTTATTTGCGCCTAATTTAAAACCGTCTGGGCTACCACTCCAAAAGTCAAATTCAGGGTGCATAATCGTTTCGTCAGAATTAAGCGTGTAGGATGTATCGAGTAAGTCAAATGCTCTTTTTTCTAACAGCTTGCCCCAAAGTAAAGCGCGTGCATTTGCTTCGCTACCAATCGAACGCAATAATTCACGTTCAAAGTTTTTTTCTTCAATATAGGTTAATGCCGGCGCGCCGAATGTACCTTTATGCTTGCCTTCTTTTATCAAATTATGAATTTCAGACGAAGTGAAATTGCCAATACGGTTTATGTTTTGTGTGATTGCCATTATTAAAGTGCTTTTAGGATTTCGTTTAATTTGGTGTAGCTATTCTTTTCTTGATTATTCAAGATGCGCTCAAAATCTGTTTTCTGTTGCTCAGATAGTACGTCTTTTTTCATTTCGTACAATTCGCGCAAATCTTCAATTTGAATTTGGGCGGGCGTTTCTACTGCCAATTCTTTAAACTCAGCCTTATTATAAATGTCGGCTGCTATTCCTAATTCGGCGGCGCACTTTTTAAGTGCATCTGTTGCGGCTGCTTTAAGGTCGTTACCAATTGATAATGGCTGTCTTTCGGTTTCTCCTTGCTGCAATTTTTTGTAGATAATATCTTTGTTGCCAAACTGCATTTTAATGATGGTGCGGCCATTTGATGTGCAAGTAAGTTTACCTTTTACGATTGCTTCACCGTGCAATACCATTTGTTCCATAATTTCAAAACTCCAATCCCAACCAAACATAAGGTTTAGGACTTTTCGGATATATCCGCCAGATACATATTCCCATTCACCACCACCTTTGGCGGGTCTTTTGCGGATATAATGTTGTGGGGTTTTTTTCAGCAATAATTTTAGCTGATTTTCATTTAATGAATTATCGGCAACAAGGGATAATTCTTTAGGGTCGATTTTGATAATTTCAGACATTGTGCTATTGATTTTAAAAGGTGGGGGATTTTACACCCCCGTTGGTTAAAAATGTTTTTTGATGTATTCGGCTAAATCTGTTTTTTGGCTTTCATTATCTGAACTCCAATACTCATCAAGTGTAATTTCAATCGGCGTTTCATTGTCGGGTTCGTTGTAGATATTGCGCTCCCATCTTGTAAGTTTACTATTGGCATACAACCAAAATTCAAAATTATCAATCGGAATGCCAAAGTCGCAATCCTCATTTGTTTCTGTATTGATTGCGGAAACCAAAATATTGTTTCCTTTAATTTCGTACTCTTCGATAAATACTATTGGGTTTTTCATTTGCTATTGTTTTAATTTTTACAAATGTACAACCTTAGTTTTTAATATCCTAATTTTAGGATAACTTTTTTTAGAAAATTAATAAATAGGTTCGGGATATTCGTACTCATAACGCCAATGGGTAATATTCAGCAGTAAATTTTCTTTAGTGGCTTTGGTAACATTTGTAATCTTAATTTGCTGCACTTTACCGCCTACTAATTTAGCAATGTAAATGCCGTTTTCGTTTGGTAAATCATTCATAGAAGATACTTTGTACCAACCATTATTTGTTTCAATTCCTTTTAATGCTCTAGGCTGCCAAAGATGCGCATAAGTAGGGTTATTCGACATCCAATTGCTTTTCTTATCAATATCCCGAATGTCGTAAAAGCCCATACACCAGCCGTTATCATCAACAGCATCTTTTACCGTTTCCCAATGTTTTCCGTATGCTTTTTGAATGATACTTTGCTTATCCATTTTAGTACATTTTTGTTGTGTCAATATCGGTATAGATTTTTACCAATTCTTTTATTGAAATGCCTACATTGTGGGCCATTGAGCATCGAACTTCAATCGGTATATTTTCCCGTTCTTGCAATGCCCACATTTTCGACATTATGCAATCCATAAATATTTTTGTAGCAGCACGAAAACCATCATCTGAAATTTGCAGCGGTTCGTTTGGTTGGTTCAAATTAAAATCAAAAAGGCATCCTTCTATTTCTAATAGTATCGGCTCTAAATTTTTTCCTAAATTCATAAGGTTATTTTAAAAAGGATTATCGTCAAAATTTGGTCTATTGCTAGGTGTAAATGATTGCTTTGGTAAAGCTGCGCCATACTTTAAACTTTCATCATAATCACTCCATTTCTGAGTAAGCAAATTAAAATGAAGCCTATCAGTTACAACTGAACCAGCACGATTTTTAGCTATAAAAAAATTACGTTCTAATTTTGTTTTGTCGGGATATTCATTTGTATTTGGGTCAATTTCTTCGGGGCTTGGGCCGTATAAAAACATTACAATATCCGCATCTTGTTCGATTGCACCAGATTCTCTTAAATCTGCAAGGCCAGGTTTTCTTTTTACACCATCCTTTTCAATATTTCTATTCAATTGGCTTAAAACAATAACGGGTATATTCAATTCCTTTGCTAACTTTTTACAATCCCTAGAAATGCCCGCAATTACTTGTTCCCTTATACTTTCCTTACCCAATCCGCTCATAAGCTGCAAATAGTCGATAATAATCATTTTTACGCCCTCTTTTGTTACCATTTTTCTGGCTTTGCTTTTCAGTTGCAGCATATTCAAAGACGAACTATCATCAACTTTAATATTTAGCTTTGAATAAAGGTTATTTGCTGTATCGAATTTTAACTGCTCGTTTTGGTCAAGTTTTCCGCCAATGATAACATCCATTTCTAATCCCGATAATATCGACAAAACACGGTTGCTAATTTCGATTGATGGCATTTCTAAACTAAATATACCTACACCACTACCCGATAATGCAGCGTTTAAGGCCGTATTGATTACAAATGCTGTTTTGCCAACCGCTGGGCGCGCGCCAATAATTATTAACTTTGAGGGCTGCCAACCTTTGGTATATAAATTCAAATACTGAAAACCCGTATCAATTCCGATAAATTCAGATGTACGTTGTGAAGATTCTACCAACTGCTTATGCGCCTCTATTGCCAATCGTGGGGCATCTTTATAATCTTGGGTAATGTTGTTGCCCGTAACTTCAGATAGTTTTTGTTCGGCCAAATCCATTAATTCAAAAACATCTGTACCGGTATCATAAGCGGCGGTTAAAATCTTGCCCGAAATATTGATTAATTCCCTTGCAAAATATTTTTCCATTACTATTCTTGCGTGAGCCTCAACGTGCGCACTTGACACGACATTGTAAGTCAATTCTGTAATGTAGTAAGCACCGCCAACCATTTCTAAATGGCCTCGCTTTGTGAGTGCAGCGCAAATCGTTACAATATCAACGGGCATCCCTAATTGTTCAGTTTCGATAATTGCCGAATAAATGTATTGATGTGCTGGTGTGTAAAAGCATTCGGCGCGTGGTATAATTCCTAAAACATCTTGAAGCCTATCTCGCTCTAACATTATCGCACCTAAAACCGCTTTCTCTAAATCAATCGCTTGTGGTGGTATTTTGCCCAACATTTGCCCCAATGGCTCGGTTTTTGTAAAGCTGTCTTGACCTTTCAATTTCGTCATCTGTATTGATTGTTTTTGCTATTGAATTAATTTGAGTATTTGCCGCTGTTTTCTTTTCATCCGATAACCAAACAGCATTTAATTTTTGACGCCAATTTTTAACCTTATTGCCTTTGCTATCAAACCAATCAGCATCGTTGTAATAATCAAAAACGTGCTTTGCATAACCTTTGGTAAAACCTTTTGATACAACGTGATTTTCGACTTCTTCAAAAGTTGGTGCAACAAATGATTTTCTATTATTACTTTGTTCTTTGTTACTTTGTTCTATTATGGTATCAATAGGTTTATCAACTGCTTTGATAGTTGCTTTATCAAGTGCTTTGTTAGTAGCTTTTGCAATTTTTGACAAAGCAATTACCTTTGATGAATGCTGATTTCTGCTATCCTTTACCAAAATAATAAAGCCAAATTCAATTAAATCATCGAGCGTTTTTTTGTAGGTATTATAGCTTACATTCATTAATTCCAAAGCTATTGAGGTCGGCAATCCAAAGTCTTTTTTTTGGCCTACTCTATTCCATAAATCCACAATGTAGAAATACAAATCGGAATGAATGGAACGACATCGAGTAGGATTATTGAATTTGAAATTGTACCAATTGCGGGTTAATTCGTATCCAGTCATTTAGTTTGTAGCTTTAAAATGTAATTTGTGCAAGGCATAGAAACGCTCGGTAATTGCGGCGTTCACTTCAAAATATCCATCCTTAAAATCTTCGTGGGTTGCATACTTTTTAAATTCGGCGTAAAATTCAGATTTTACATTATCCAAATCGTCAAAAGTTGCTGCATTTTCAGCGGCGGTAATTAGCCTTACACAAAGTAGATAGAAATTTTCTTTTGAAGGCTTAGATAGCGCCTTTATTGCGTAGTAAATTAAAACCGCAAGGATTGAGCAAGCTGCAATAAAATAAAGTGCAGTATCGCTTTGTATTGATAAATACATTAGTTTTGTCATTGCTATTGAAATTAAAAGAGGGTTAATGAAGGCTGCATCGTAAAATGCAGCTTTTATTTTTCAACTACTTCGATATTTTTTGTACTGAACGATTCTATTTCAGCAATACACTTATCAATACAGCGTTTCGGGATTTTTGCAATCGCAAATTTTGATACTTTTACTTCGTCAATAGCCCGCACTAATTGGCTTCTATCAATTTCGATATTATCCGCAAATTGTTGTAAATTAATTTTAAAACGGTTTTTTTGTAGCCATTTAATGCAGCCAGCGTGAGTCATTTTCTTTGTTGCCATAATATTATTTTTGTTTTTTAAAAAGGTAATTCATCAATTTCTGGTCTGCAATCTTCAATTTTAAATTCTATTATTTCAAAAGACTTAATTGCACACAAAACAAATGTTTTTCTGTTGTGAAGCTTTGCAAGTCGTTTAGCTTCATTTTCTGCACCTTCAATAGTAGCGTGTCTGTAAGTTGGTGTACTACAATTTTCCATATACACCATAAAAAATGATTGTCTTTGCATAATATTATTTTTGTGTAAAAATATCCTTTATTTGGGATAATGAGAAATTTAAATTAAAGAAAGTTGATTTTTCAACTCAATACAAGATGCCATATTCTTTTTGGCTAAATCAAAATAGCTTTCTTTGAGCTCAAAACCCACCGCTTTACGTTGCATTTTAACTGCTTGAAATGCCTCGCTACCAATGCCCATAAACGGCGTTAAAACGGTATCTCCTTTATTGCTGTAAAGGTGTATCAATCTTTCGATAGTATCAAGTTGCAAAGGGCAAATATGCTTTTCGTCATTATCATCTCTGCCGTTTCTATAACCTTGTAATGTGTTTCCATAATTAATATCCATCCATACGGGCGAAGCGTATTTTTGCCACAAATCAACGGGCAAATCTGTATTGGTAACGGGATTATTTCTTTCACCATCTTTGCGGAAAACCATCACATAATCGGGAATACCAACCCTAGACATTGTACTATCTTTTTTAATTTGCTTATGAAGCAAGCCAAGTGCCTTTGTTCTTTGCATTTCGACTACGGGGTCTTTCCAAATGGTAATGCGTGAATGATAAACAAAACCAGCATCTTCAAATGCTCGCAAAATCATACCCGAAAAATCACGCAATCCTATAAAACCTTCTTTGCCTTTTTGTACGGGCAAATCCATACAATGAACCGCAACATTACGTCCCAACATTAATACTCGATATAGTTCTTTAATCAAGAAACCAAACTGAGTAAGAAATTCGTTGTAATCCTTTGAATTGCCCATATCTTCTAAGTGGCTGCTATATGTGTATAATTCGGCAAATGGCGGGCTAAAAACAGATAAACCAACACTTTCATTTGGAACGTCTTTTATCAATTGCACACAATCACCTCTTTTAATTTCGTACCATTCGTTTTTTACGGTTTCAGTATCGAAGTCGGCGGATTGCATCATATTGCCGTTTAGGCTTGCGTTTATGGCTTTGCTCATTTCGTCTTGCATAATTTCAAATTGTTTTTGTTTGGTATCAATGGCTTGCTTTACATTAGCCATGGTATCTGTGGTTATTAAATAAATGTTTACTTCGTTTTTTTGGCCGAAACGATAAGAACGGCGAATGGCTTGATATAATCCTTCAAAGCTAAAATCTAATGAAGCGAATATTTGATTTCGGCAATTTTGATAATTCATTCCGAAAGATGCAATCTTTGTTTTGGTAATAAGAATACGAAATTCATTATTTGCAAATCCTAATAACTTTTCTTTTTTCCACTTATCAGAATCGCTACCTTTCACTTCAATAGCCTCGGGCAATAATTTTTTTAGCAATTCACCCTCTTCGTTTTGTTTGATCCAAATAATGAAATTTTCGTCTTGGCGTGAATTAACGATATTTACAACTTCGCTCAATCTTTCATTTTTGGTTTCTCTCAATTCGGAATTGAAATTTGTTGCTGAAATAATCGCATCATTAAACAAAGAACCGTTATCTCTTTTTGGTGTAACAATTTGCTTTTCGATAAGGTTTAATGAAGGCAATGCGTAACCATCCATTTCAAAACCTATATCTTGTGGCTTATTGAGCATTATGGCCCAAGTTCCAATAAATTGATAAAATAGCTTTGTTGCGTGGCCCTTTAATCTCCATTTAGCCGTTTCGCCGCCATCGTGAACAAAGTACATTGCTAACATTTCATTGCGACCCATAACGTCTAAAAATTCGGAATGATTACCAAGCTCCATTGGGTCGTTTGGTGAAGGAGTTGCGGTGCAAGCTAATTTGTACGGGGTATCTTTGAAAGTATCAATAATTAGCTTTTTAGTAGCCCCTTCAAAGTTCTTTAAAATACTACTTTCGTCAAGTACAACACCGCCATAAATAGTGCAATCAATATTCGAAAGTTGCTCGTAATTATCAGCATCGAAGGCATCTAATTCAATTCCAAATTTTACGGCCTCTTGTTTTGTTTGTTCAACTACTGCAAGCGGCGCTAATA